TTTGCGTGGGGCGGCTCTGGCGTTGAATCGCCAGATGTCATTCTGCAACGAGAAGCTGCTGGAACACTTGGGTTTTACAACGGGGCAAACCCCCAAACCTTCAACATCTACAACACCTTCACCTCCTCCACGAACCACGAGCGCGGCTTCCTCAAGTGGAACGCCAACGTGTTTCAGATCGGAACGGAGGCTGGGTCTGGCGGCGGGACGGCGAGAACGGTTGAGTTTCCCTCCACCAATAATTTTACGGGTCAATTTCGCGTTGGTGTCGGGACGGGCAATGCCAGTCTTCGGCGCGGCGACGGAGTCACGTTTTTAACAGCGAACTATAACACCTCGTTCAGTTTTCTTGCTCCGCAATTTATCATTGGCGCAGATGGAACTGGTGGGCCTGTTCATTTTTTCTGTGCAGGCAATGGTATCTGGGAACAACGCAACACCACGAACGCCCAGACTTTCCGCATCTACAACACCTTCACCAGCGCCACCAACTTTGAGCGCCTCAATCTCCGCTGGGCCAGCAACGAGCTAATCATCGACGCCGAAGCAGGAAGCGGCGGCGGCACCCTGCGCGGCATCAAGATCGGCAGCGCGACCTCCTCGCTGCTTGGCTTCTACGGCGTCACGCCCGTCGATCAACCCGCCGCAGTTGGCGGCATCGACTGGGATGTAAATGGCGGCGGCGGCACTATTGGCGACCAGCAAGATACAGAAGCCAGAGCCGCAATTTTCAAAATACGCGCTCGTCTACAAGAACTCGGCCTCATTGCCACTTAAACTCTATGTTAACCAACCCGACACCCATAACCGTCGAACCCATCCCTGCGAAGGTGTTCGATAAACTCCATGTCTATACGCTCTCGGCTATTCAGCCGACAACGGATAGCGGATCAATCACCGTCGAGTTGCTCCCCGCAACCGCAGACGGCGAACTGGCAAACGGAAGCCTTGTCCAAAAGATGACCGCGCCGTTGACGCCCGAAATCATGGCAGCGGTTCCCGAACTCGCCGCCGCTTTCGCCGCAGTCCTCGCCGCGATTCCCGCGACACAGGCTTACCTCGCCGCGCAACAGGAGGCTCCCGCAAATGAATAAGACCGTCACGCTCACCGAAGCCGAGGCCAAGCTGGTCATGCAATGTCTTGATCTGGCTTGCAAGCACGGAGGGCTAAACGCCGCATCCCAGCTACTTCCTGTGGCGGTATCCATTGAGAACCAGTTGACCACACCCGCGCCAGCGGAGGCTTTCGGCCAGCCGCAGGCGAGCTTTGCGGAGGCGAGTGGGGAGGCCGTCACCGACTTAGCCAGCCCGAACCCCGAAACATAATAGTCGCCTCCAACCCCGAATCCAAATATACTAAATAGAAATGGCCTCCCTCTCTGCATATTACCCATTACCAGTAGTAGCTGGCACCACCGCAGGAACCTATGCGGAAGGAGATGATAGCCGTATTGTCGGGGCATTGCCGTCATCTACAGCAGGAAGTGGTAGTGTTTTGGCTTCGGGATCTACAACGTCAAGAACTTTAAGCCAAAGATTTGGAGAGGTTTTTCATGTGGATGACTACGGAGCCAAGGGGGACTGGAATGGGACTACGGGGACTGATGATACAGCGGCTATACAGGCAGCGATTAATGCGGCCATTTCTTATGCGAACACAAGCGGAAACGAGGCTACAGTGACATTTTCTGCTGGAAAAACATATAGGTTAGTCAATAGGCAGTTGAATACGGTTGGTCAAACAGGCGTAAGTAATCATTTAAATATTTACAACGGAACAGTCAACACAAGACTCAGAATTGATGGTAGTGGTGCCAGATTGTATGGAAACGGCGCAAGCCCAGCCTCTTCTGTTGGATCAAATGGAACAGATATTTTCTATATCTGCACAAAATTCGATACTATTAAAATAGAAAATTTGTATTTTGAGCAACAACCACATCTTGTTATTTTCGGTGGTGCGCCAGCAGGCGGAATACGCATGAGTCCATTTGTAACAGAAGTTACTGAAAGTCAGCTGTTTAGCGTTAGTAACTGTGAATTTGAAAACTGCACAATGCCGTTCATTATTTTTCCTTTCAACAATTTAAAATTTCTAAACAAACTTTCGCAGCTTGAAATTATTGATTGCAGAATGCTTTCTTATCGTGGTTCGGCGCATAATTACGCAGGGGCTGGCAACCAAACAATCAATCTTTCAAGATGGGTAAAAAACTTTCATTTGGAAAATCTTTATTTTAACGGAGCGCCAGAAAATTTTGTGTTACCGTATGATGTTGATGCGCCAAGGGATGGCCTTACTTATGTTGGAGCATCCCATGAGACATACAGTAATTGTTACATGACAGGAAATCCAATTGAAACAATTATACCGTCTGGTGCAAACTCAGTGTTTAATTCAATTTTATTTCAATCATTTGTTCAGCCAGACTATAATAATGATGTAGAAATAACAATTACATCCAATACATATAACAATGAATTAGAAGTTGGTGAAATGTATATATGTGACACATCTGGGGCTTCTCCAGATTATTCTGGATTTAATCAAAATGAAGTCGGTCCAGTTGGCGTTTATCGTGTCAAATCTTTTACTGGTTCGTATGCTGGACAGGCTGGTCAAACTGTAACATTTACAAGGCTTCAAGAATCTGAAGCAGAAATTGATCCCAAGGCAAAACCAATATTGGCTGGATCAACGGTTCCAAATAATATTTCTATGTATTTATCCAAACACACTAAAGAAAGATCTTTGGTGGTTAAGGGATGCAAATTCATATATGAAAAATCAATTGAAGGATATCCATATAATATTACTGGAGTTGAATCTACAAATACATTTAAAGCAAGTGGGCCTAATGGAGGAACCTGTACAATAAGTAATGCAAATCCAGCAGTAATTACAAAAAACAATCATGGATTCTTAGAAGGCGCAAAAGTTTATTTTACAACTAACGGATCTCTTCCTAGTGGAATAACGGTTGATACAATTTATTATGTGCGTGATGTTACAACTAATACATTTACATTATCAGCCATAGGAAGCTTGGGTGCAAGAATTGCTACAACAACTTCTGGAAGCGGAACTCATACTGTAAACACCGCTCCTTTATTGTGGAATAATCAAAAAGTAAGATTTCGTTCTATTTCTGGTGGTGCTGGATTGACTGAAGAAAAAACCTATTACGTTGTCAACAAGTCAACAACAAGTCCTTATTTTCAAGTTTCAACAACTAGTGGTGGTTCTGCTTTTAATTTTACATCAGATGTTTCAAGCGGAACAGTGAGTGTTTTTTGGAGAGGTGGCGACCCAGCAATTGCTGGCTATTGTCCAGCAACTGTAACTGGAAATGTTTTTTATGGATGCAGCTTGGCAATGTTTTTTAAAGATCAATTTAACTGGGGTTCAGCTCGCGGAAGCACGATTGCTGGAAATTATTTTACAATTTATTCTGATGAGCCAGATCAAACCGCAAGTGGATATACTGTAGCAAACATTTCAACCAATAGTTGTAATTTTTCAAATAACACTATCGTTGTTGCATCTTCAAAAGATACTGTTTATCCACTTTTTATAGGTGCAGACAATTGCGTTTTTACTGGAAATTCTTGTGTATGTATTGATAACTACAACGTTCCATTAGCAACAAGATTTATTAATTGGAACAATGGAGCGCCTTCTGGAGGATGGAAATGCATTGTTGAAAACAATTTTATTTCTGGATTGGATAATTATGGAAATATTGGAACAACGACACAAATAATGGGGCCATTTATGGGAACGCTGCGCGGGTCTATTGCTTCCTCTGGAAGCCAAGAAATCAAGATAGCTTCAAGGCTAGTGTCTCCAGATAAAAGCGAATGGCTTGTAAGAGTAACAAATGATGGAGAATTGGAGGTAAGCAAATGAAATATTTAATAGCGTTGTTAATGTTTACTTCTGCCTCGGCTTTTGCCCAAACCAATCTTCGCACGGTAATGGCAAATACCAATGGTGTAGTGCAAAGACCAACCAACTTTTTTTCGATCAACCGAATTTTGACATTTGATACTAATGGTAATGTGATTTATACCAATACTAACACGCTGACTTTCACAAATATCTTAGGATTTAACACCAACATCGTAGCGGCGGTTCGCACCAATCTTCAATTGGGTGGCGGGATCACAACAAACATCACTTTCGTTGACGCCGCAACCAATACCAATACAGTATCAATCTCCAATGGCATTATTACTGGCTGGACACGATAGACTTAACACCCTACACTTTCTACTTTAATGGCAACAGGTAACGCAGAACTGGAAAACCTACCAGAGAGTGGTAGCCCTCCAAAAAAACGCATCAAATCATCTGATAGCCTTGTGGCAATCGCCAACAAGTATATCGAACAAGATGAGGATGCGGCGTATCTACGGGCGCGGGCGCAAGCCTTGGTCAACGGTGAAGCCCCCTACGATGCCGAAGAATTGAAGAGTAAGGGGCTAACCCATGTGGTCAATGCCAACTTCGGGGAGGCCAATGCCATTATGGAAGCCGCCTTGGCCCCGTATATCGAACTCCAGAACGGGGTGCCCCGCATCGCCAACGTCATCATGAACTCCTATGATGGGGATTCTAACGAGGACTCCGAGATTATCTCTGAGGAGTTTGACTGGATGCTTAAGGAATGGAGCGACCATGCCTATAACATGCAGCTTCTTTCCCGTGAATTTGTAGGTGATGGTGTTGGGGTGGCCATGTGGCCCGACGAACGTTCCATCTTTTGGGAGCCGTGCGGTCTCAAAGACTTCAAGGTAGCCCGCGATACAAAGGTATCAGATGAGTCTATTGAAGTAGCTATTGTCCAACGCTCCATGAGCGTGAGTGAACTTTACCGCTACATCCGCAATCCCAAAGCCGCGAAAGAACTTGGCTGGAATCTCAACGCAGTTAAGCAGGCAATTTGGAAGGCTTCGACCAAGCGCGACCAATGGAAGAACTATACCGCTCACTGGGAAGACTTTGAGCGCGAAATCAAGGAAAATGATCTTTATGCTGGCGAGTCGGCCTACCACCGCGCCCAACTAATCTACGGCTACAACCGCGAATTCGACGGCAAGTTCACCCAGCTTATCGGTTCTCGTGATTCTTCGGACTTCCTCTACGAGCGTTATTCCCGCTATGGGAATGTCAACCAGTGCTTCGTCATCTTCACCTACGGAGTTGGACAGGGAACCTTCCATACGATTCGCGGACTCAAGCAGAAGATTTACAACCAGATCCAAATTTCTAACAGGGTTCTTTGTCAGTCGGCACAAGCCGCTATTACCTCTGGCTTGATCCAGTTGCAGGGTGACGCCGAAGCCATCCAAGACTTTCAATATATTGAGGTCGGGCCTTACACGTTCATCCCTAGTGGGCTGACCCCGATCCAACTTCAACCGCCGTCGATTGCCACTCAGGGTCTTCCTGTCTACAACCTGATGAGCCAAGTTTTACAAAACAATACGGGCAGCTATCGTTCCCGTCAGGCCACTCCAGACGGACAGGCACGTTCTGCTACTGAAGTTGTCCAGCAAGCCCGCCAAGAATCCACCCTAAACGCCGCAGCACTGGAACTTTTCTACACTCCTTACAACAAGCTTCTAACCGAACAATACCGCAGGGCTGTTAATCCTCTCCTTACTGCTAATGATAAGGGTGGTCAACTTGCCCTTGAGTTCCGTAGGCGCTGTGCGCGTAGAGGAGTTTCCATTGAGCGCATGCGCCAGTTCCTCAAGGTTACGGCATTCCGTGCCATGGGCGATGGAAGCCCCGTAATGACCGAAATGGCAAGCAAACAACTCATGGAACTTTATTCCTTGATGGACGAGAAAGGGAAAGAAAATACCCTACGTTCCGTCATTGCTGGCATTTCTGGCGTGGGTTGGCAGAAGGTCAATCTCTTCGTCTCCGACAAAGGCCCGCGCCGTGTGGTGGACTTTGACATCGCCAACCTTGAGAATGGCAACCTCCGTCAGGGCATTCCTCAGATGGTTCACGATAGCCAGAACCATGCGGTTCACATTGAGGCCCACATCCCGATGATTGCCGAGATCATTGAGGCCCACCGCCAACAGCAAATGGCCGATGAGCAGGCGATGCAGATCTTGCGTCCTGCTGCTGACCATGTGACCGAACATCTGGTCTTCTTCTCTAATAACAGCTATAGGGCGCAAGAAGTCCGCGAACTCAAACGCCAACTCCAGAACCTCACAGCCTATATCGATGAGCTAGAACAACAGGTGATCAATCGCATGATGGCCCAACAGAGCCAAGCACAAGAACAGGCTATGCAGGCTGGGCAACAGCCGCAGGGACAGATTGATCCCAAGATGGAAATGGAAATGCAAAAAGCCCAGTTGAAACTAGCTGAGATGCAGGAAAAGCGGATGATGAACCAAGAGACGCACCAGCAGAAAATGGAGACCATCCGTCAGCAAATGGCTCTTAATGATCTTAAAACCCGCAGTTCCATTCTTGAGAAAACAGCCAGACCCGCAGGCCGACCCCCGATGGCTACAACAGCATAATTTATACTAGACAAAGTTATAATCTGCGTATAGTTAGGACTTATTAATGGAGTGGACAGATCAGGATGCCCGTGAATGGGCCAAAACTTGGGCAATGCCTCATATGCAGAAGGGGCTTAAATTCATCTCCAAACGGGTTCGCCCGAAACGGAGCAGCAGCCCTGTCGCTCAAGGTTTCGATCTGTCGCCAGTGTTTATTAAGAGCGCGGGTTTTTATGAGGGCAGTCAAGAGGTTATGGACCTCATTGAAACTTTGGGTTATGGACAGGTAAATAAACCCAAATTTGACTTGCCAGAACCTTTCTCCCATATAACTTCAGAAGAAATAAACTAATATAACTTATGGCTAATATCCTTAATTCCGCCCTTACGGGTGACGCAGACTTCGCTGGAACTATTTTTGGAGGGGCTAACGCAGAACCAGCCCCCGAAGTTCAACCCAATGAAACCGCCGCGCCCGAAACCCAGCAAGAAGAGCCAAAGCCAGCAGCCGAAACCCCGAAAGAGGAAACTCCCAAAGCGGAGAAGAAAGCTCCCATTAAAGCGGAAACCAAATCCAAAGCCACCAAGGAAGAGGTAGAGAAGAAGGTTGCAGATATTACCAAGGAAGTATCGTCTAAGGATGCTAACGAGCAGACAGAAGCAAAAGACGACGATGACCTCCCGCTTAACCCCCACTTTGCCGATAAGCCCATCTCCGATAAACCTGAAGGTGACGATTCTGAGAAGGGGATCTCAAGCTGGAAAGAGATCAAAAGCGAAATGAAAAAGGCCCGCGAGGAGCGGGATCGCTTGAAGGCCGAATTGGACGCCACCAAAGAGAAGGTGGGCAAGTATGAGGGAGAAACAGTCAAGACTCTCCAAGAAGAGCTTGAGAGCTACAAAACCCGCATGGCAGAGCTTAATCGCGAGCTAAAAGCCGCAAACTTTGAGCGAAGCCCCGAATACGTCGAAACCATCAAAAAGCCCCTGAGCGGCCTTCAGGGCGATTTAAGAGCCATTGCAGAAGCCAATGACGCCGATTTCTCTAAACTCTGGCAAGCCCTAACAGAGCCAGATGCCCGCAAGCGTATCGACTCTCTGGAAGACCTGACGGCGGACTTCAAGCGTATGGAGCAGTTGTCCATCGTCAAGATGGCCGACAAATACCATGAGTTGGCCCAATACCATGAGCGGTTTCAGAAGGAGGCAGAATCCCTCGCAGAGGCCGAAAACGCCCGCAAGGCCCAATCCGAACAGGAGTTTATTGAGAACGATCAAAGGCTCCAGAAGGCGTTCACGGCCAAAACTTGGACAAATCTGGAAGATCGCTATTCTTTCCTCCAAGAAATCGACGGGCAGGATGACTGGAATAGCCATATCCGCAGCGCGAAAAAGAACGCCGCAGAGACCAATCTGGATCGCTTGAGCGTCGAAGACCGAAGCGCCATCCTCGCACGGGCTGCTGTAGTCCCCTTCCTTGAAAGCGCCATCAACCACTACACCTCCCAAATGGAGCGAGTGAACGCCGAAAAAGACGCCAAGATCAAAGAACTTCAAACTCAGCTAGAAGGTTTGGTCGGAGCTACCCCAAGCTTGGGTAAGGCCACTGAGACCGATAGCAATGACGATGGGGACGAAAATCCCGATAGCTTAATGAATTTCGGAAAATCTATTTTCCGTTAAAATTCTGCTATTGACAAATTTGTGCAAATATAATAGTTTGCACCCAAGACTGAAGTCTGAGTTGGTCGCAGACACCTCGCTGGCGGGTTAGCGCCTTCAAAATTTGTAGCCGTAAATCTCTGGTCGCGGCCCAGAAACTCAACCGATAGACGGGCACCCTATGCCCCGAAATCAAAATCTAACCCTTAAACCAAATAGAAATAAAATATCATGTCAGCACAAACTGCTACTACCTGTGAGGCCATCAATGATAATTTCCAGCGCGAGACTGGACGTATCGCCCTTGGCACTCATCGTTTGGGTCTTTATAAAGATCCCTATCTGCGTTTTGTTACCCAGTCGGCTTTCCCCGACAACATGGGCAAAACGATCACCAACACCATCGCCCAGCGCACAGTTGCCGTTGGCAGCGGATGGGAAGAAATTGGAGTCACTGGCGAGGGAAGCCCCACGCAGGACAACTCCTGCTTGGCTCCCGTCAAGAAAGTTGGCTACGCCTTTGAACAGAAGACCTTTTCGCTCCGCCATCAGGCGATTGAGTCGGATTGGATCTGTTTGGAAGACGTTCGCACTTCGGCTTTCCCGATTGACGATGTCAACAACTACATCAAAATCTTGGCCGACAACGTCAACGTTGAGTGGATCAAGCGTTATGATGACGATTACTACTCCGCAGTGACGAAAGTCTCTGTTGAACCTGGTCTCGCAGAATCAACTTCCACTTCTGGTTTCACCAGTGCGTTGCCTGCCCCGACCTCCGTTCTTACGGTTGGCGTCCTTCGCGAACTCTATGACCGCCTCTACCAGAACAACGCTGGTGATGACGGTGATGCGGTGACCGATGACGGCTCGCCCGTGTTCAACGTGTTTGCCGAACGCGCCACGATTGAGAACCTGATCAAACTGAACGAAGATGTCCGTCAGGATATCCGCTACAGTGATCGCGTTAACGATCTGTTGGGTGCCAATGGCTCCTCGCTCCTGCCCAAAAAGGCTTACGGTGGATTTGTGTTCCACAGCCGCCCGTTCCCGAAGCGTTTCAACGACAACGGATCTGGTGGATTCACCGAAGTTGCCCCGTATATCGCTGCCTCTGGCGCGGTCAAGGGAACGAAATACATCATCAACCCCGCCTACAAGGCTGCGAAGTATACCTCCACGGTTATCTTCCATCCGAAGGCCGTTGAGTGGCTCGTCCCGAACCCGAACCTCAAGGTTGGCAAGCTTGTTTATGATGCTCAGAACTATCGCGGAGACTTCCGCTGGATCAACGAGTACGACAAGAACTGCAACCCTGACAAAAACAGTGGTTACTGGCGCGCTAAGATGGCTTGCGCGGCGAAGCAGATCTTCCCTGAGTTTGGGTACTATCTGCTCCACCTCCGCTGCAATCTGGCGGGCGACCTCGTCACTTGCCCCAGCAATAGCGGATACGGTTACCTCGCGTAATTAGTTAGTCTCTATTCATCAAGGCTTGCCTTGGAGTAAAATCTAAGGCAAGCTCTATGAGGAGAGAATAACTATTATGAAACTAACTATACCGACTGATTATACCCTGCCTGAAGATGTTGCTGATGGCGACACCTTTGAAGAGCTTGTGACCTTCCGTGTTGACGGAGATTCGCTGGTTCCCACCATGTTGGCTGGCGTCGAGATTGCGGCTGAAGAGGCCGAAGACGAAGACGAGATGGAGGATGAGGCTGCTGACGAAATGGAAGCCGCCGCTCCTATGGCTGGCATGGGTGAGCGTATCATGGGCATGGCTTAAAGGACGGAGACCATAGGCTATGGCTCTCCCTACTTTAGATGCGGTGTTTGCTTCGGCGGCGGATCAGCCCCGAAGGATGATGCTTGCCCAGTGGCTGGTTAATGTTCAGTATTCGGGATCGGTCGCGGATTACTATACCCTCCCAGAGCAGTATTTGTGGGCCAAGATTGCGGTAGCCGAAGGCGCGCCCAAAAGCGAGGCAGATTACATATCCCTTCCCAAACAATATGTCTGGAAAGCTATCTATGATGTTGTTTCGGGGTCGAGCGCGGGCACTACGGACTGGAGTGAGAAACAAGCTTTGGGACATATTGCCGCCGCCTATCGCGGTGACACGGCCAATCCCGCAAACCTAGCCACCTATATTGACTGGCCTTGGCGCTATCAGGTTGCGTCCATTATTACAAACACCGCCATTGACACTAACGCTCAAGCATTTATTACAACAAGCGGTGCTACCGATGTTAAAGGGATTGATCAATTTGTCAAAGAAGTAAAACTATTAGGCTTGTGGGATTCCATGGTTTCTTGGCCCCTCCGCAGCAGCCAGAACGCAGGAATAGGCACCACGGCGTATTCGCTGGGTGGGTTGGGGACATTTAATGGGACGCTGGTCAATGGGCCTGTTTGGACAGCGGGTGGTTTGGTCACAGATGCGACTAATGAGCATGTGGCGCTGCCCGATGCTACCAGCTTGCGTAATACACGCAGTGCAATGTTTGCATTTAAGCCAGATGACAATTCTTATAATCAAGAGTTGATAGAAATTCAGGGATTGAACACCAGTCGTTACGCAAGTTTTGCTTTTGACGGGCAAGACTTCTTCGGGGTTACACGGGGCCACAAGCTAAACACTTGGAGAAATGGGGCCTTGTCTCAAAATCAAAACGGATCAAGACTGCTAAGTCTTGGCACATTTAGAACGGGCGCATACACGGCAGACAATACAAGCGATAACGTATTTGACAACGGGACATTAGCAGCGGGCGGCACGCGAACGGGTCTATCGGCACTAAATCCATCAGGGGATTTAGCGTATAGGCACGTGTTTGGCTTATCACTGGCCATGACGGGCGCGTTTGCCATGACCAGCACGGCCACTTGGACAAACTCGCAAGTCGCTGCCCTGCACACCCTCTACAAACAAACCCTCGGCATGGGACTAGGACTACCATGAGCGTAGAAGACATACCAAGACGCAGAGGGATGGAGCGAGGAGTAAAGCTCACGATGAGCGAGTTGATTGCAGGCATTGCCCTAATGGTTACCCTGTTTTCGGCCCTCAATGGTTGGATTGTCTTGCCCGAACAAATGCGGTCTATCCAAGCTAATGATGCTAAACAAGATGCGCGGATTGAAATGATTAATAAGGAAAACCAAGAGAGGTCCGAGACCCTAGCCCGCATTGATGAGCGCACAAAAAGAATCGAAGATTACTTGAAATCCAAAGGATTCTAGTCTAGCTTTAAATATATGAAATCATTCTTTGCCACCCTTCTGGGTATTCCTTCCAAAATCTGGAGTTTCTACGCACCTATCCTTAAAGAATTGTTTGTGGATGCGGCGTCCAGCCTCCTACCTCTCGCCTTGGACATTGTCCGCGAGTTGGCCGACACTAGCAAAACTGGCGCACAAAAGCGC